ATATCTAAGAGCAGGTTGATTTCTGACTTGAATAACTGTTCTATTAGGTAAAAAGGGGTGTTCTTCTTCTATAGAATCTATTTCAAATTGTATATCTCTTACTTGTTCTTTTAAATCTATTATTTCTTGGTCTTTTGGATTAGGGGGAGTACCAACATACTCTGTGCTTTTAGCTATTATAGTAGAATGAGATAAATGTCCTTCTTTTTCTATATCATAAAATAATTCATCATAAAATTCAAAAAATTCTTCTACTGTGTATTTTTTAATTTTTATTTCAGAAAATTCCTCATCTAAATAATCACGAGATTCTCTAGCTCCAAAAATTTCTTTATTTAATCTTATTTTTCTCATTATAAATTATTAAATCCAGGATATACTAATTTTTGATTACTTCTAGTAGAATTACTCATAGTTAACCACCAATTATTTAAAAATATTGATTTTGGATAATTCCAATTTAAAGCTATTTGTTCTAAATCTGTGTATGATTTTGTGTTTAAAAATTCAACACTTCCTACATTATTTAACAAAATTTGACTAAAATAATAATCTAAAGATGATTTTATTCTATTTAATTGATTATAAGGTTCATAATCTTTATTTAATATAACATAATATTGAACATTATATAATAAATTTCCAGCTCCTGTTTCATTTAAATCTTCAAGATTAGTTCCTGTTTTTACTACAAACATATTATTATACCCTTCTAGTTCTCCTATAGGACTTGAAAGATAATATATAGGTTCCCCATATAACCCTCCTAAAGGACCACTCCATCCATTCCATGTTACATTTGTATTATAATAAACATTAGTAGGATCATTAAGTACTTCTTCAAATAATCTTTCTTGTATTTGTAATTCATTAGCATCATTAAATGCATGATCATTATATGGTAACCACCAAGATGCGTCTGTATTTCTTGAAGTAGGTTGTATCATTTTAGTACCATAAGAAGAATTTCTATATTTTTTAAAGCTATAAGGAACACCAGGAAGATCATAATATCTATATACAAAGTTATTATTTTCATCTTTCCAATTTCCATAAGCATCTTGTTTAATAGGAGCTCCTATATCTATACCTGTGTCTTTTATTATTTTTTCTTGTGTGAAACCTTCTATTATATTTAAAGAACCTTGAAGAGTTACATCATTGTTTCTATATTTTATAGATTTAGTTTCTCCTGGAAATATTGTTTCTGTTATGTATTTTCTTTTTCCAGGTGCATTTATATCTAAAGATTCATATTCTATTTTACAAGAACTAAATCTTGATGAATATTGTGTTGTATTAAATGGGGCTAAATTATTAGGATCATCTGATCCTTCTAAGCAGGTTAATTCAGCTTCAACATAATCAGATATTCCTTGAAGTGTTATATCTAAATCTGTTATTTCTCCATCTTTTAAATTAATATCATTATCTTCTTTTATATGTGGTCCATCTAATATATCATCTAATTCTGATATTTCTAGTTTTCTACAAACATCATCATCATTATCTTCATATTGATTTCCTGCTGCTCTTTTTAAAGCTTTAAAAGTATTATAATTTTTTATTTCTCTTTTAACCCCATTTTGCATAACCCATATAGGTAAACCATTAGTATTTCTTGCGGGTGATCTTAAAAAAGTACCATCTGGGTAAATAGGATGACTTCTGTTTTCTATAGTTTGTTTATCTATTAAAATCTTTTCTAATTCTCCTATTCTATCTATTAAATCACTTATTATTTGATCTCTCCAATCAATATAATTATTAAGATAATCTTGACTTTCTAATATAAGTTTATAATGAGATTTAGAATTTTCATATTTTTCTATTTTATAAAATAATTCTCTATATAGACCAAAAAATCTTTCTACATTAATAGTATTTTGTGTTTTTATAAGACTAGAAAATTCCCTATCAATAACATCTGTAAATTCTTTGTTATTGTATATTGTTTTATTTAATTTTAAATTTTCTTGAGACATTATCTAACTACCTTAAAATAATAATCATTATCATACACAGTAATACCATCATCATTTTCGTGTTTAAATAAAATACGATAGTATCTTTCTGGTTGAAGACCTTTCATGTATATTTTAAAAAACATTCCATTACTATCCGTGCTCATTTTTGTAAAATTATTATCAAAAGGTATTATTTCTTCTTCTGTTTTTGCATCTCTTATACTATAATAAGAGGAAGTTGTAAGATAATTTACATTTAAATAATTTGAAGAGGTTGCAAACGTTCTTGTAGGATATTTATCTCTTACATGAATTTTAAATTTGACTTCATCATTTTGATTATATTCTTCTTTATTTCCATATAAATACAGACTACATTCTCCACTTTTTTTAGCTACAGATTGTTTAGTATGTACACTATCATCCCATTTAAATGTTAATCTTGGGGGGTATATTGTTTTAGTATCTACTGAAAAATATTGCATTTCACCAAAACTACTTGTTGTGTTTGCTTCAACAGAATCTGGTTGTTTTATTATAAATCCATGATTAGGTATACCATCAGGATATATTTGGCTTGCAAAAAAACTTGCACTGTGTTTTTTTAATGCATCTGTAACATTTATATCTATATCTAAACTATTTCCTTGTAAAAATTGTTGTGTAGAACTAAAACCACTACCTGTCCACCAAGTTCCCCCTCCATGTGATATAGCTGAGCTACTTATAGATCCTGTAGTACCTGGATAAAACATAGGATAATAAGATAATCCTCCAAGGGATGATGTATAAGATGTATATGCTTCTATTACAAAACCTCCATTTGGATTTAAAGTTTCATGAAATATTTCTGAGTATCCTACTCCTGCTTCAAAATTTATCCATTTATTTCCATCATCACTATCATGTCTATGTTCCCAACTTGCTCCATCTGAACCTGTAGGTAAATTTGAGAATCTACCTGATCCTTCATGCCATGATTGAGATACGGGAAAGGATTGTAAATTTAATATTTTTGTTAAATTTTTGTGCTCAGTAGAATATAATTGTATACTACATGAAGTTTTTAAATTGAATGTTGAAGATCCTATAGTATTTTCAATTACATCTGTAACTTCCTTAGTTGGAAATTTAATAAGAACTCTAGATGGATAGTGTTTTTTATCTGTTGTTCCTATTTCTTTTACAATTTCTAATATTTCATCTTTTCCTGTATTTAAATTTAATCTATCAGGATGACTGTATAATGTTGTGTCTGCTTCGGGAAATATAAAATAATATGCCATTTTAATATGTTATTACTCGTCCTTTAATATCTGTATCTGGGTATTTTAACTCAAATATACTAGGATCTAATGATGGATAAATTACTCTTTTTTTAGTAGCTCCTATAAAATCATATTTATATTGGGAATATCCTAATGATGTTCCTGATTTGTTTTTAAGTTCTACTTTTTCTACTGTTTGTACTCCTTTTACTCCTGCTAATAAATTTTCTAATTCTGATATGATAATAGGTTGATTTATTTGCCATTTATCTATATTAAAATAATCTTTTAATTCTGATATACATTCTAATAATACTTCTTGATTATTATAATTTTTAAAAGCAGTTACTTCAAAATCTATACTAAAATTAATAGGAAAAGCATCTTTAATATTAATAGCATCTGTTAACATTCTAAATTGTTCTAAATAAGTCATTAAATTATGTTTAGTAGCTGAATTTAATGTTGTTATTTTTTTATCAGCATTATATCCTAAAGTATATAAATTTAAAGCTAAAGGATTTGGAATACGATTTGGTTCATTTGTCATAGGAGAAATCTGATCATCTTGAGTTATATATGCTTTTGATACAGTGCCTAACCTAGGGGGTAAAGATAAAGTTCTAATTATATAATCATCTTTTGTTACAGTTCTTTGTTGAGCAGAAAAATTAGCCATTGCATTCATTCTTATCTCTTCTACAGAATCTCCTGCTCCTCCTCCTTTTGCTGATTCTGGGTTGTTTACAGCTATTGACCCCCTTATAAAAGTAGCCATATTTGCAGATAAATTAGGTTGTGGAGTTGTTGTTATATTTTCTATTTGGGTAATTGTATTTGCAGATACATTAGATTTTAAACCTCCTCCTACTAAATAAGTTACTGTTAATGTTGTATTTGCTGGTGCTTCTCCATAAGATTTAGTATACATAAAGTTAGAAGGGTCATATGCTGTATCTAGTTTATTTCTTCCATCTTTAATTCCTAAACCTATATTATTAGGATCTGGAGTTATTATTGGATCAGCATTATCTGTTGATCCTGGGCCAAACTGTATTTCTAATTCTTCGTTTGATTTAAAACGTGTTACAAATCTTTTTGGTACTTTTTTTAATTTTAAAAGATATGGAGTTTGATGATTAAATCCTTGTAATTTAGGATCATTTGCTCCTGTATTTTCAACTTCTTCAAAAACAGTATCTTGAGCCAAATATGGGACTTCTGTCCATATATTTCCTTCATCATCTTTTATTGATTCTATTGATATTATATCTGAATTAAATAAAGTTATTGTTTTAAATCTTTCGGCAGCTCCTATAGTAAATTGAGTTGTTATTTTTTCTCCAGATATGGCTTTTACTGATTTTTTTAATAAAAAATATTCTGGATTATCTGTAGAATCATATTGATATACACTTGTATTTGTGGGGTCTATAGATGAAGAATAATTAAATCTAACAGGATCTACTGTATAAAATTTTATATCATCTGCTGTTTTAAAAGAAGAATTAGTGTTTATATCTAAAGCATATGTGTAATCAGGATGATATGTACTATCTCCTACATTTTGAATAGATGGGACTAATTGATATACATCTAACATAGTGCTAGCAGCTGTTGTTACTTTTGGTTTATACCCCATAGAATAAGCTAAATTATATAAATTTTCTTCTTCTTGAGCTAATAATAAAAAACTTTCTCTTAATTGAGTATCAGTGTAAAAAGATAATACGTCTCCTACATAAGCAGCCATTTCGAGAAACATCATTCCTGGATTTCCTTCACTAAAATCATTAAAATTATTAGGATAATAAACTTCTGCGAATTCCATTAATTGATCCCTAAAAGAATTATAATCTTTATTTAGGTATTTTACATCTTTATCTTGATTTTTATTTGATACTTTTGAGTAAGCCATATTAAACAGTTATTAAGATAGCATCTTGAGTACTATCTAAGTTAAATTCATATATTATTTTTATTGTTATAGTATGTTCATCTGGATTAAAATTTATCTGTGTATCTGATAATGTTATTTCAGGAATATAAAATTGAATTTGATTATGTATTTCTTCATTTACTGCTTCACTATCTATATTATTTTCAAATAAAAAATTTTGTAATCCTATACCAAACCCTGGATGATTTATTCTTTCTCCTTTTTTTGTTAATAAAAGATTTAAAAGATTACTTTTAACTTGTTCCTTAGTAGTAGGAGTTCCTGTAAACATATTTGTTTCATCTAAGGGAAAAGCTACCCCAATAGTAACATTTCTATTAATATCTAATGGGTTTTTTCTTTTTACTCCTTGAATTATAGGCATATTTTATTTTGCTTTTTTCTTATCTATTGCTTTCATTAAACTACTATAGTCTCTTGTAACTGCATCTGCTACTGCTGTAGGCATTCCTGTTGTATCCATAGGTAAAGGGGCAGATGTTGCAAAAGGTTGAGCCATACTTACAGGAGCATTTCCTGATTCTGTGTTTGTATCTCCCATTGCTGTTTCATTTAATAAATCATTTAAAGTAGAATTATTTGTAAAATTTTGTTTTATTGGTGGTCTTTTAGGTAATACGTTTGACCCCATAATTTTTTCTCTTAATTCATTTTTTGCTGTTTTAGGTATTGAATTAGGTACTTTTACTATTCTTTCTTTATGTTCTGTAATTGTTGGTTTTAATTCATCACGTAAATCTTCTTTAAGTGTTTTAATTTCTCTACGTAACGCATAATCAATTTCTTCTCTAACTACTTTTCTAATTAGATTTTCAAAGGTTTTTGCTTTCATGTTGTTATCTATTATTTATTATAAATATAAAATTTTTTAATTTATTGGTACAATTTTTCTTTCAAATCTTGTTTTAAATCCAAAATCTAAATTTTGTAAATGTTCTACTATTTCTTTTTTTCCTTGTCCTTCAAGTTCTAATATAAGATCTTCATAAATTGTAGTTAATCTTTCTGAAATACCTCCAAGTTCTGAGTTATTTACAACTCCTCCTCCTGCACCTGTTCCTGTTCCTCCATATCCTGGAAGTCCTTGATTTCCTCCAGCTCCTATACCATTACCTGAACCTAAATTTCCATTTATTCCATTTCCTATACCCATACCTGCTCCTGTACCTGTACCTGTATTTCCATTATTACCAGGACCAGTTCCTACTGTTCCTAAACCTACATCACTTCCTAATCCTTTATTTCCATTTAATACATTAGGATCAGGGTATAATCCTGTTGGGTCATTTTTTAATATTTCTGATTCTAATAAAGATTCATTTATATTTCCATCAGAATCTCTAACAGAGGAATTTGATGTATTACACATTTGGAGATACATTAAATATAAATATTCTATAAATGCCATCATTTTTTGTACAAGATCTAAAATAGGTTGAATTAAAAGAACAGCTGCTAATATAGATGCTACTATTTTTAAAGCCATTTTCATATACTTTTTGGCTGCTTTTGATCCCGATTTTATCATTCCTCCAAATTCACCAATTATTCCTATACCCTTAATAATTATCATAGCTAATTTTTGTTGTATACCACCATGAGCTAACATACCTACTAAAAAATTTATTCCTAATTTAGCTACTATCATTAATATTTCAACTACTATTAATATAACTGCTAATATACCAAATATTATTGCTATTTTTGGTAATATTCCATCTGTTATTTTTTTAATTTTTGCATTAATAGCATCTAATTTACCTTTAGCTTTTAATAATATTGCTTCTAATTTTTCTAAAATACCATGTAATTTATTGTATACCTTTTTCATTTTTTCTTGAGCAGATATACTACAAGCAGCTGATATTAATTTTTCTTTAATTTCATCTTTTGAAGGTAATTTTGATAAAACTTTTTCTTTTATCATTTTTTTACCTTCATCTTTTATTTTTGATTTAGCTTTCATCATTACACCGCTTATTTCACGGTTCATTAAAAGACTTACTTGTTGTGTTGACATTTTATCCTATTTTAGTTATATCACTTTTTATTGAACTTATTCCAGGTTTAGCCATAGCATCATCTTTTAATTCTTGTACTCTTCCTTTTATGGCTGCAAACATACCTTCATTTTTCCAGTTTGCTGTAGTTAATTTTCCTTTTCCTCCTGAAGGGCATTGGAATTGTAAATGATCACATATTACATCTATCATATCAAGAAATATTTCTAATACTCCTGTATCTCCTCCTAAAAATTCTCCTAATTCATCTCCTAAAATTGCTGGATTAGATGGTAATGATTGATCATGTTTATTTAAACCTAAATAAATATTAGGTGCATTTACTATAAATTTATTTTTATCTATATTTGTTGTGTCAAAATGAATACTTCCATTAGTACTAAATCCTATAACTTTATCAGAATATAATAATATTGAATCATTTTTGGCATTAAATATTAATCTATCTGAATTTATAAGTACTTGTTTTCCTTGAAATAATCCTGGTTTTGTTGGTATGTAACTCATATTATACTAAATTTTGAATTGCTTCTACTATTCCTTCTTGATATTCTTGTTTATATCCTCTTCTATACCCTCCATAAGATTTATGAATATCTTCTCTTTCTGAAGCTAATGTTGTTCTTTTTATATTTTGTCCTTTTTTATAAGATATATGAATCCATGATTTATTTCCTCTTTCAGGATAAGCCCACATTAATTCATAAAATTCTGGTAAATTTTTAATACACCAATTAAATATATAAGATGTATGTTCTTCTGATATTTTAAAATCAATAGCACATCCACTTATATGATTACTATTATCATGAGAACCTCCAATCATTCTATTTAATGTTAAACTTCTATAAGCAGATATTAATATAAAATTAGGATATGCTTCAATTATTCTATCTACACAATTTTCCATTAAATTTTTTAAATTTTTAACTATTTGTTCTCCATTATAATTTAAATCTACTCCTGGATAGTTATTTATTTCACTAAATGTTGGATTTTTATAATCATAAGATATTAATTGTTTTAATTTATAATAGTTTCCTATATTTTGTTCTAATGGACTATATATTTCTGATATACTACCTGAAGATAATGTATATAATTCAGGGGTTGATTTTGTTGGTTTTGTTAAAGTATTTAATATTACATCATTTTCATAATTTAAGAATTGGGTGTCTGTTTTTCTTTCTATTATATATGATGTTTGTTCTTGTACATCCCAAGGTAATTCACTTTCTATCATTTGTTCAATAATAGTAGGTGTTTTTGGAGAATGTAATACTACATCTTCTTTTATATTACCTGATTTAAAAGAAATATCTTCTATTTCTGGTTTAATTATTATATTTTCTTTTTTTTTAACCATTATATTGGAAGTAAAGATTCTCCTGCAAGATATGAATCTTCATTATCTGAAGCAGGAGTAAAATCTGTTATTTGTTGGTTAGAAGTTAGATAAATACTAGAATCATCTAAGTCTATATTTTCTACTGTGTGTTCCCAACCTTTATCGTTTATTTCTTCTATTCTTTGTCCATTTTTTATAATTATAATAGGTTCTCCATTTTGACCTAAATCGCTCCATCTATTTTTATTTGCTTCTGGAATTACTTGATCCCCCATCATACTTATAGCTTGTGATGTTGATCCTAATCTTATAGAATTTCCAAATCTACCTTCTACAATCATATCACCTTCATAAGGTAATAAAGGTTTAATTCTTACTTGTTCTCTAAAATATTTTCCTAAATTTATATCTGTACTTCCATCTGTTACTTGTCTGGATATTGCTCCATTTTCTGAATTTGTATAATCAGCTAATACATTAGGATTTTTTGTATTTTGGATTGTGGGAAGAGCATTATGGTGTGGATGATTCCATATATTTAAACTAGGAATATAAAAATTAGATGTAGAATTATTTCTATATGTATTTTTATCATAAGTAGATAATATTAATACTATTTCATTTTTTAAAGGATAATTTTTAATATTTGCAAATAAAGGAAAAGCACTATTACCACTTAACCAAGCTCTTTCTAAAGGTAAATTATCATCTAAATAAGTAAAAGTAATAGCCCCTATAGCATCATGTTTACCAAATTGTTCTGCATATGGGTGTTCTATATCTAATATTATATCTAATACTCTTACTGCTAGTAATTTAGAACTTTCTGGTGATGCAGATATATTTATTCTGTCTTTTTTATATACTGCCATTTTATTTAGGTTCTTCTATTTGTTTTGGATTTTCAACTGTTTTAGCTATTTCTTCAGCTACATCCATTAATTGATCCATTTCTTCATTAGTTAATAATCCACCATCTCCTGTTGAAGCAGCACCTGTAGATAAACGTTGTACAATAGCAGCCATTTTGATAAGTTGGTCATCATTTTTAACACTAATTTCCATATATTCTTTAATTAAAGGAACTACTACAGTAGCATCACCTAAAGATTGAACTAAAGGACGTAATTCTGCTATTAAAGATGCAAGTTGTTTTGCTTTTTTCTTTTGATTGCCATGAATTTCTTTGAGTAAATCACCAAAGGATTTATCGTCAAAAAGTATTTGATTTAATGAATCCATATTATTTTATTATAAATATGGAATTTTTAGACTTTTACATACCCCGTTTCAATAAATTCAGAGTAAAGTTCTTTATATAAAACTTTTAATTTTTTAGTTACTTTAGTAATAACTGGGGTATCTACATCTGTCATTTCTCTAATATAAATATAAAGTGCTTTTTTATTAAATATTTCTAAATTTTCTCTACGTTTAAAAAGTACATTTATAGCATCACATACTTTTCTATCTTTATCTTTTTTAAACATTATAAACATATTTTTATCAATATATTCAGTAAAATAATCTATAAAATCTTTAATTTCTTGTTTACGTTCATCTCTACCTAACTGACGTAAAACTCCTTCATCTTCGTCTGCTGCCAAAGGATCTGCTTTTTGTTTTTTCTTTTTATAATTGTTATTATTATATAATATAAGATAATTTTTACCTACAATAGAAAAATAACTAAATGCTTTAGTACCTTTTTCTGGTTTGAAATAATCTAATTTTTCTAAAAGAAAACAAATTACTTCATGTTTTAAATCTTCTAAATTATCTACTTCTGTATAGTAGAATTTAAATGTATGGATAAGATTTTCTGCTAATTTATAAAAAGGGTAATGTATTCTTGTTTTAAATATATAATCTCTTTTATCTTGATTTGAAGATGCTAAGTATTCTTTTATAGCTGCGTCTGTATCTTCTGTAAAATACCTTTTTTTAGTTCTTTTTCTTCCTCTTCTTTTTGGTTCTGGCGCAAGAGAACCAGTGATTACTGGTTCTTGTGGGATTCTGTTTGTCATGTGTGTTTTTACATTTATTTAAGAGTAAATTCGTTTAAAGCATCTTGTATTTTTTTAATTTCTTCAAACATCCATCCTATTTCATCATCTGCTTTAAATATACCCTTATTATCTACTTCATTTAATCTTTGATTACATGCATTTATTGCTTCACTCTGTTTAGTAATAAAATTTTCATAATTTTTTAAAATATCTTCTTGATTTTCATTTTTTTTAATTAAATTTTTAACAACAAAAAAAGAAATTGTTACTACTAATGTTAATATAATACTAAGTGTTATCATGTTTAATCTTTAAAAAACGAATCTATAACATCTAATGTTGCTGATGCTAATTTTGGGTTATTTTCTGTGTTTACTTTTTTAGCTGCTCTAAGTGTTTTATCACCTTTAGTAGCATTAGCTGGTTTTGATTTAGGAACACTATTAGATGCGTTATTCCATAATTCAAATTCGATTTGAGCAGCCATATGATCTGCTTGATGCATTAATAACGGTAAATGTGTTCTTAATCTAGTTTCTTTTTGACCAGACATAAAGTAAAACTTATTTGACTCATCATATAAACCATCATGAATTTTAATTGTAATAAATTCATTTTGGGTAACTT